TGTTTGGAAAAGAAAAGAGTTATGCTAAGAAACATGCCTAATGGCTTAATTACTTGTGGTCAAGTAGAGGCAGAATTAGAAGAATATCATGGTAAGTTATTCATAAAAAACATTCGCAAAATGGAACATTGATGATAGGATAAAGTATGGAAAAGCTCTTTGAAAAATACCAACCATTAGTTGTCCGAGGGCTAGTTTTGATATTTATAGTAGGCATGGCCTGGCAAAACCTTAGTAATAAGGTAGCAGCTTTAGAAGAAAAACAAAAATCTACAGATGAAATGTTAAGACAACTAGATGATAAAATAGATCTGTTATTACAAGACATGGCTGTTGTTAAAGACAAATTAATGAGCGAATAATGGCTAAGAAACAGACAGATAGTTCCCGAGTTATTGAACATGTTTCTAAAAAAACTACCATAGGAGATGGACGTATAAGTTGGTCAACCATGAACAAACATAAGAGAAGAAATTTTAAACAATATAGAGGTCAAGGTAGATAATGGCTATTTCTAGGGCACAATCATCTCAACAAATATCCAAAGGACCTATGAAAAAAAAGTTTTTAAATATTAAGAAAAATGATAAAAAAATATCAAGGAAAAAGAAATAATGAGATTTAGTCAAGCAGTTTACAACAGACCACAACAAATGGGGGGTGGCTTTAATCCTTTTATGGGGGGTGGCTTAATCCTTTTATGGGGGGTGGCTTTAATCCTTTTATGGGTGGTATAGGTAATTTTGGTACACCACAACTACAAGGTCCTAACAATATGCCAAGTCAAGGAGGACCAGAGGATCCAAGATTCTTCAATGTTCCTAGTACAGGAGGAGGTGCAGGACAACCAGTTGGCGAACTACAAGAAATACAAGCATCTAATGTAATGCAACCCGGTGGAGGCAAAACTATAATGGGACCACAACAAATACAAGGTCCTAACGCAGGGCAACCAGCAGGTCTTTCTGGTGTAACACAACCTAATAGAGGTTTTAATCCTTTCATGGGTGGAGGTTTTAATCCTTTCATGGGTGGAGGTTTTAATCCTTTCATGGGTGGAGGATTCGGTGGAGGATTTAGTCCTTTCGGAGGATTCGGTGGAGGAATTGGCGGATTTGGTGGCATGCCTTTTGATCCTCGAATGGCAATGAATCCAGGGTCAGGAGGTACACGTAAAATAGGGGGAAGTCCAGGGTCTTTTGATCCTCGAATGGCAATGTATGCAAAGATGAGTTCCTAATGGCAAAATTATGCGCAAGAGGAAAGTCAGCCGCAAAAAGAAAGTTTAAAGTTTACCCTTCAGCATATGCAAATATGTATGCAAGTGCTGTATGTTCTGGTAAAGTAACCCCTGGAGGTAAATCAAAATCTCAACAGAGGAAAGCCGTATCTGCTCAACGAAAAAAGATCGGCGGTTCAATCACTGCTGCAGGTTGTGGCATGGTTGAAGAATCGAAACGTAAGAAAACCAAACTTTATGTTTAGGAGGTATAACATGGATAAATTATGGTCATGGTGGGACAAGCTAAACAGAACTGGCAAAATAGTTGTTGCTGGTGCTGCAATCGTAGGCTTGTACTGGATCCTTAATAACTGGGTGTGGTAGATGACTGGCGGTCTTCGCAAGTGGGTTGCTGAAAAATGGGTGGACATTGGTGCACCTAAAAAAGACGGCAAATATCAAGCCTGTGGAAGATCACAAGGATCTAAACGTAAATACCCCAAATGCGTACCCCTTGCTAAAGCAAAGAGTATGTCAAGTTCACAAAAAGCGTCAGCAGTACGTCGAAAGCGTGCTGCTGGCAATACTGGTCCTAGACCAACGAATGTAAAAACTTTTGTCTCGAAAAAAACAAGCAGAAAAAATTAAAGAAGACGTAATTGAATGGTCTAAGAATGTTTTAGAACCTATGAATAAACACATAGGTTTTCCCGCCTGTCCTTTTGCAGCTAAGTGGAGAAAAGAAGGCAAGCTCCGAATAGAAGTTCGAGCCGATAAATCTAAATATGAAAAACAATTAACCTCTGTGCTAAATAGCTGGAATAAAAAACAACACGATATTATTATTTTCTGTGATCCCTTTTGGGAACAATATAACCCTGAGCAGTTTCAAGAAAAGATAGATTTCTACAATAAAACATACAATAGACGAGATGTATATTTTATGGGTTTTCACCCCTCTAACCCTGCGACAGAAGAAGGTGAAGAGTTTTTAGTTAATCCTACAGATGATTGTAAATACGAGTCTGATTTAGCCTATTCAATGATGCTTATACAAAAGTTTAAACAGTTGTATGAAGCAAGTTGCAAACTACACAAGATAGGTTATTATGAAAAGTGGCCAGCCGAGTATTACGAGGAAGTCGTAAAAACAAGGCAAGAAACGTATGAAAAATTATTTAAAAAGGAGAAAACATCATGATGAAAAAGAAAAATGTCGTTAAAAAAAGAGGCGGCGGTATGATGAAAATGATGAGTGGAGGCGATGTCTCCCCTAGAAAAGCTATGGCTATGGGAATGAAACGTGGCGGAGCTCCAAAGTCAAAGAAGAAGTAATTTATGGCTACCTCGGGAACAACTAATTTTGATTTAAGTTTTGATCGAATTATTGAACGTGCTTATGCTCGTTGTGGTAAATCACTTAGAACAGGTTATGAGCTATCCGCTGCAAGAGATAATTTAAATTTATTATTCTCAGAGTGGGGCAACCGAGGTATTCATTTGTGGAAAGTCAAAAACTATACACAGAATTTAACTGCTAGCACTACAACTTACACTGCACCTAGTGATGCTGCAGATGTATTAGAAGTTGTATTTAGAAGTGTTAGTGGAGGTGTTAGTACAACAACTGACACAAGCATGACTAAAATATCTAGATCCGAATATGAAAACTTACCTAATAAATATTCTACAGGTCAGCCTAGTCAGTATTATGTTCAAAGAAATTTATCTAATGTAGAGATTAGTTTGTATCAAACACCCGATACAACAGATACTCAAATCAATTATTTTTATGTCGGTCGTATTGAAGATGTAGGTGATTACACCAACACTGCAGATGCACCTTATCGTTTTCTTCCTGCGACTGTTGCAGGATTGGCTTATTACTTAGGTCAAGAAATTGCAATGGATAGAGCACAAGAATTAGAAAGAAGATATGAAGCGGAACTACAAAGAGCCTTAACAGAAGATAGTCAATCCACTTCTGTTCATATTGTTCCAAGAGACTTCTACGCAGGTTAACAATGACTTTTGCAAAAGGCACTTATTCCCTCGCACTATGCGATAGGTGCGGACAACAATATAAATATTTAGAACTTAGAAAAGAATGGAATGGATTGTTTACGTGTCCTGAATGTTGGGAACCTAAACACCCACAACTAGATCCTCCCTATCATCCTGCTGACCCTATTGCTATTAGAAACCCTAGACCTGAGTCTAACAGAATTTTAAAATCAAACTCTCCTCCAGGTCCTAACGATGCAACAACAGATATCTTTGGGCAACCTATGCCTGTAACAGTTTATGTAGGAGATCCAGGTCAATCTGCTTTTTTAACAACACGACAAGCGACCTCTCCTTCGGATGGTTCTAATCCTACTGATTCAACAAGTATGGTACCTCAGGTCCCACAACAGAAATTGACAGTTCTCTCACGTGTTGGTACAGTAAGCGTGGAAATATCATGAACTATTCAGAACTATTAGATAATGTAAGAAACTACACAGAGGTGGATAGCAATGTTCTATCTAATTCTGTTATTAATGTGTTTTTAACAAACATTGAAAATCAAATTGATCGCACTATTGATAGTGATGCCCAAAGAAGATTTGCTACTACAACATGCACTGCCAATAATGCTTTTTTAGATGTATCTGGTCCTGAGGGTGGTTTTAGATTTGCTAGAGCAGTTCAATTAATAGATTCTGATAATAATCGTGTGTGGTTAAACCAAAGAGATGCTACTTTTATGGACGAATATAGTGTTCAAAGATCCACTTCTGTTGATACAGGTCAACCTAAGTTTTGGGCTAATTGGAATAATAATACTCTAATATTAGCTCCTACTCCTGACCAAGTTTATACCATTGAAATGTGGTATAACGAAACCCCTGAAAGATTAGGAAATGGCTCGGGGTCCACAAGCACTACTACTTTCATATCTAACAATGCACCGGAAGTATTATTATATGGAACACTGTCCGAAGCCTTTTCATACTTGAAAAATATCCAAGATATGCAATTATACCAACAGAAGTTCCAAACCGCTCTACAAGCATTTGCTAATGAGCAAATGGGACGTAAGAGACGTGATGAGTTTCAGGATGGAGTTTTACGTGTTCCTCTACCCTCATCGGATCCTAACGGAAAGGCCTAAGGAGGGCATAAAAAATGGCAATTAACCAAGCAGTTTGTGCAACATTCAAACAGCAGTTGTTAGATGGTGATCACGATATATCAAACGATACAATTAAACTCGCTCTCTATACAAATGCAGCTTCATTGGATGCAAACACAACAGCCTATTCAGCTTCTAACGAAGTTGGTGATTCAGGCTCATATTCAGCAGGCGGTGGCACTCTAGCGAATGCAAATGTCAGCTTAACCAAAACTAACGCAACAGCATCAACAGCTTTTGTAGACTTTGATGATTTATCATTTACCACTGCAACAATCGCAGCTCAAGCAGCTTTGATATACAACACTTCATCTGCAAATACAAATGCAGCGATTGCAGTATTAGATTTTGGTGGTGTGAAAACATCCACAAACGGAACATTCACAATTCAATTTCCAACGAATGATGCTTCCAGCGCAATTCTAAGAATTAGCTAAGGCATTTCATTTACAAACAAGCCTCTGGCTTGTATGATAAAATATGTCTTACGCTGATTTTCCCTTTTCCACAACTCCGTAC